AGGCCAGAGCGATGGTCTCGTGAGTGTAACGAGCAGTGAAAGTTTCCTGCGCGTCATCAAACGAGATAGAACCACCTTCCGATTTAACCGGCGCAGTGCCGAAACCAGACAACATTACTTCTTCTTCAAAAGCACGATCTGAAGATTCTTCGTCGAAGATCTCCCCATGCTCTTTTTCGTAGCGATCATACTCAAGGCCGAAGAGAGCGTTCAGTCCGGGCTCAAGCTCCTTCGCCAGTTGTGCGCGAGAAATAGCCATTACTTAATCTCCCTTAGATACCAGTTGAGTCAGCGGTTGTTTGAGAAGCAAACGCCCGCGTGGCTGCGTTAAAGTGCGCGTTCAGTCGAACGAGAAGATGGGCACCCGCTGACGCATAATCATTATTAGCGTCATCATCGACCAAACCTACAATACGCAAAGGTAGCGTTGCTGTAGTGGCAATAGTGCTTACACCTAGCTGAGAATTAGACTTTCCTGTATCGGTAGAACCGGTACGAGCAGAAGTTCCCAAACTAGCGTTAGCAAAAACAGCCGCCAAAGCAGTGGCTCGGTTGGTGAGGGTGGCATCCGCCGCTACGGCGAACAGTTGATTGGGGTTATCCGCTATTAAAGCTTTTACCGGGTAGTTAGTGTCTACAGACACGCTACCTGATCCGGGCCAGTAGTTAAGCCAAACAGGCTTCTTCTGAGTCGAATCGTGGTACTGAACCCCTACGAGAACACCAAGGGCTTGCGTGGTGCCGCCATTGGTTGCCCCAGCTTGGTCAATTACTCCTGCCGCAGTAGGAACCACAATTGAACCATTAAAGATTGCATTTGTGTTGTTACTAGCAATTTCATACTCAGTAACACCAGTGCTGTTAACACCGCTTCCTACAAGACCAACAGGACGAAGACCAAAGGCAGTTTCTTGATTTGCCATGATTTAATTTCTCCGTTCTGTGCGGCCCTATTTTTTAGAGCCGCCAAAAGTTACACGACTTTGACGCTCGGATTTACCGATTGTCATAGTTGGATGAGCGTTTTCTCGCAACATATCCGATTCAACTGCTTCCATTTGATCCGCGTTTCTGTCAGCAAAATACTGAGCGCGTTCTTGGACAGTTTCAATAGGAATACGAGCGAGCATCAGACCACCCACACCAAACACACCTTCATATTTACCTGATTCAACTACCGGGGATTCAAAATCGGGATATTCGTCTTGGCGAACAAGCTCATAGCCTTCTCGCAATCTAGCAGAGATATTTTTCGTGTCATCAAAACCACGAACTTCTGCACGAATCCATCGATGTTTGTAGCCCTCTGGTGCAGGCGGTGCATCTAGCATAGACGGGGGAGCCCAAGGCTTACGCCTACCTTGCTTCTCCCTTGACGATGCATCACGCGAGGAGCGTTCAATGCCCTCAAAGCCTTTCTTCTCTTCAGACATTTCCTTACTCCTTAACGTATTTCGCGTATTCTTCAAGCGGCACCCCCAATTTTTTAGCAATTGCTACTTGGGTCGGGGAGAGTTTGACCCTTTTTCCGTTGCGCCCAGAACTGCTAGAACGTGAAACTCCAGCAACAGTTTGAGCGGGTCTGCGGCTGGCTGACGAATTGTTTCCAAATTTATGCGGGAACTCCCGCATAATTCTAGAATCCAGCTCATTATAATAGTCATTGGACTGAGGATCAAATCCTTCTTCTTCGATCAATCTCTTGTGAATACCAAATGCCGCAAAGGTCATGGCTTCATCTTTTCCAAACCAAACATTTTTTCCCGCCCATTCCTCTGCTTTTGCGTCCGGTTGTTGGGGGGCCGACGTTTGTTGCGGTTGTTGCGGTTGCGTTTGGCGAATATATTCTTGTTGTTGCGCATATTCTCGTTGCGCGTTAGCTTGTTGTTGCGCCTGCGCGTATTGGTTAGAAACAACCGCCAATTGACTTAGTTGTTTTTGAGCCTCTACCGTGGCGTCCGAATCTCCAAGTTCTACCGCTCTTTTTAAATTAGCTTCAACTTGCGCTTGTTGCAAAGAAAGCCGAGTGCCGTACTCAGACATGTAGCCTTGGTCCAGATTTTCCATTCTTTGTCGAATTTGGTTCGACTCAGTTTGAACATTTTGGGCATACTTAATGGCCTCTTCTCGCTGTCTTTCTGCGTCCCGCATTTTTTTCGTTAAACGATTAATTCGTTTTTGTACCGACTCGCTGTAATTTTCCAGCTCTTCTTCTTGTTTTTCTCCTACAAAAGCTTCTTCTTCGGCGGCATCTTCCGCCAAAATTTCTACTTCGGTTTCTTCCGCATCTCCTACTTCTAACTCAAATTGAGTTTCTTCCGCAGCACTACTCATAGTAAATCCCCCTTACAGGCTAAGAATGTCTTCTGGGTCATCAATTACGGCCAAAATCTCATCATCATTAATGATTCGACATTCTCCGCCTTCAATTCGGAACCGAGATCCCGCGTATCGCGCAAAAACTACCCATTGTTTTTCTTCACACCATTTTCCTTCTGGAAATTTTTCAGTGTCTCTATAACAAAGCGGGCCTTGCTTAACGACATACCCTACAACAGTTTGAATTTGAGAATCGTCGAGGACTTTATTAGGGATATAAATACCACTTTCCGTGGTTTCCTTACCGCGATAAGGAAGAATAAGCATTCTCCACCCAGTAGGTTGCGGCATACGTTCCAAAAAGCTTTTATCCATAGAAGCTGGATCAAGCACTTTTTGTTTTGGTTCTTGGTACAAAGATTTGACGCCTTCTTTTGCCGCGTCAAGATCTAATGCTTTAGCTGCATCAGTCATTGAGTTGCTCCTGTTGTTCAAGCAGGCCCGAGAGTTCCTGTGAAATGTAATTTAAAGCAGACAATTCCCCCATGAGGTTTTGATACTGCTCCATAGACTTAACGTGATTGTTTTCCAACAATTCCAAAAGGTGAGTTTTGCGGTCTTTTATCGATCTTTGGATAAATTGAGCTAAATGTATAAAGTCCACATGCGCTACATCTTAGAATGTCTTATCTATATATCACGGGGATCTAAGATAGGCAACTAATATGTCCAAATAACGGGGTCCGTGGTACGGATATCTACATGAACAAACGTTTTAGCTACCCCTATGCCGTTAAAACCTAGCTCCAACGCTTTTTCGACTAAAACGCGTCTTTGTACGCCACCCGAAACGGCAATGTCTGCGGCAATTCCTTGCGTATGCGTTCCGGGGGTTTTTTTAACGGCTTCAATGGGGTGTTTTGGAGAGCGATAACCAGAGCTAATTACAAACGGAAAGCCGCAATCTTCTCGCAACTGATCTAGCACTTCTAAAAATTCTGGCTTAATCTCATTTTGACCCGTTTCGTGGCACTTGAATTCGTCCCGCGTAAAATATTTGTAGCTCACTTTTCACTCTTACTGACAAAAAGACCAAAGGCTCCTGTAAGGGCTCCTGTCATTACAGAAACTAAGGCCGCTTGTTCGGGGCTTGGATCGGGTAAAGCCATAAACCACTCTACAACGCGATAGGTCATAAAAGTCATTGCTAAGATTAAAATTCTTGGCGCAATGCGCCACTCATTTAGTTGAGAAGGGGTCATTTTTCTCGTGCAATGCCTTTAGTTTTTTCAAAAGTGCGCAAGCCCCCAAGTCCCAACATTCCAAGTAAAACCGTTAACAAGCTTTCCATTTCAAATGAAGGAAGTTCAGGGGTGCCCACACCAGACAATGCAAGGCTAAAAACGACAAGAGGCTGGCCGACAAAGTGCCAAGCCAAAGCAATGCCGCAAGTCCACCCAACAAATGGTCGCCAACCTGCAACAAAAAGAGACTTGTGTGCGGCTTCCGTTTGATTAATCGCAAGCTGACCCTTTGCCAACTCTTGCGCATGGCGCTCAGACAATGTGGCAATTTCATGCGCCAGCCTCGCTCGTTCGTCCGCATCAGGAATAAACTTATCTAGCAATCCTGTTACGGGACCAATTAAGGCGTCAAGCATTAGAACATTCCGCCGCCACCGCCGCCCTGCTGTTGAGGAGCAGCTTGACCTACCGCACCCGGATCGGGCTGTTGAGGAGCCTCTTGTAATACCGAGATCTGAGGCGGAAGAGTTCCGGGATTTCCCCCAGTTGCTCCGCCCATAAAGCCGAAAGGCAGGCTCGCGGGGCCCTGTGTTACTGACATGTTGTTGATGTTAGGACCAAAACCACCGCCGAAAGGACCAAAGCCGCCGCCCCCGAAACCGCCACCGTAAGGATTAGGTCTGCCGAAGCCACCGCCGAAACCGCCACCGTAAGGATTAGGTCTGCCGAAGCCACCGCTGTAAGGACTAGGTCTTCCAAAGCCACCACTGTAAGGACTAGGTCCTCCAAAGCCACCCCTGTAAGGACTAGGTCCTCCAAAGCCACCACCGCCGTAAGAAATAGGCATAGGTCTTTGATTAGGTATTCCAAAGTTGCCGCCGGTTCCGGGTGGAATGAAGCCCCCACCGGCCATCGGGTTCCTCGGGGGCGTGGGTCTTCCAGAGTTACCATATTGTTCTTGGAACTGACCGTACCTTTTCATACCCAAATCATATTGTTCAGGGCTCATCTGAGCTAATTGATTAAACATTCCATATGGATTTCCGCCTTGTTGGCCGCCGCCATATTGTTCTTGGAACTGACCGTACCTTTGCATGCCCGAATCATATTGTTCAGGGCTCATCTGAGCTAATTGATTAAAGATTCCAAAACCACCGCCGGGTTGTTGACCCCCGCCGGATTGTGAGGAGTAAGGGCTAGGCATGATTCTAGGGTCAAAGGTATTTGTATCCGGCACTGGGAACGGTTGAGATAAAGTGGGGGGACGCATTGGTCTGGGATCAGGGCCCGTAGGTCGTGGAAGAGGCAGAGTACCCCTAAACATCTCCGGGGGTTGAAATACTTGGATGGGGGGTTGGTTTTTATTAAGCTCCAAAAAACCTTCCCCACCCGGAGGGCTAGGATTGCCCGGACCCATGGGCCGTGGATCAGGTCGCACAGGTTGCGGACGATTTTCCGCAAAAAACCCGTTATCATTCTGCATAAAATCTCGAAGATTAATTCCACCCGGCATCCTCATTGGGCCCTTGTTGTACGCGGGACGAACTTGAGGGCGGGGACGCCGCATGGGATTAGCAAACGGGCTCATAGGAAGTGTTTGAAACCTAGCCATCTTTTATGCTCCTAGCAACTCGTGAACCGTGAGCCGCGAAGCGCGGCACCCATGCCCTTTTTCTTGCCCGTAGTGGATTTACCCATGGCTATGTCCGGCGTTTTTTCAACTTTTGCCGAAGCATAAGGGATAGAACCTTGACCTTTAATTACCGCTTTGTTCACTGGCTTTGGTGCGTTTGCTGCTGGAGCGCCGTTAACTTTAACTTTCATATTATTGATTCCTGTCAAATCTTTGTTTCAATAATTCGCGCTCTAAAGCCGCATCAATACGTGACTGCGTTTGGCGCTCCTGACTAGCCAGCCGTTGTTGAAATTCCGTAGCTTTGTTCTGCATACGTTGTTGATCAAGCTGCAACTGCGATTGATCCATTTCAAAATCTTGCTGCTGCCCCTGTTGGTCCATTTGAAGCTCTTGTTGCTTCAATTGTACCAGAGGATCGGGTCCTTGTTGACCTTCTCCATTTATTTGCGCAGACAACTGTTTAAGTTGTTGGAACTCCTGCGCGTTAAGTTGAGCGGTCATCGCTTCTAGCTCTAGCTCTAAATCCGGCGTCATCGGCTGACCGCCGGTCTGTTGCATCAACTGAGCAGTAGCCATTTCTTGCGACTTCAACTTTACATGCTCAAGTATATGCTTTTGCAGGGAAATTCCTGCCTGCGGTATGCCTTGAAGCATGGGCGAAGAGCCAAACACCATGTGCGCCATAATGTGAGCATCATGCTCTTGGCCCTCAAAAGCTTTTAACTGAACCATGTCTAGAGCATCAATGTTTTCTTGTGCCGGATCTTTTGGTATGGGATCGTCTGAAGACGGGGCAATTAAAATTTTGTCTACGTCATTAACCCCTAACGCTTCATACATGCGGCGATACGCCTCATGCATATCGTGCATCTGCGGCGCTTGCATAGCCATCTCAAGTTGAGACTGCGCCAATGCAATGCGTTGCGCTTGCGAAAAAGTATTGGGGTTTGAAACGGGAACAACGTCAACCCTGTCATCAAAATCTTGACGCATGATGGCGCGATCCCCGCCCGCTACCGCGTAAGGATATTCCTGTGGCAGATACTCCGACATGACGCGAGCCAGTAACTTAAACTCCTGTCTCATGCCGTAATGCAGGCGTTTATGCACAGCACTCATGACCCGCGATCCCTGCTCCAATAAAGCCACCGTGGTGCCTACCGCCGCTTGCTGATTGCCATCGCCAACTTTCATGTCTGTGATCGTGGCAAAACGTTGCCCCGCATCCACCACAAAACCCAGTAATTGCATCAACGTGCCGTCAGGGCCCTTAAACGGTAAAGGCATCAAAGAGTCGCGAATCGCGCCTCCCGGAGCATCGACATCACGAAATTCTCCCGGTTGTAGGGGTTCGTCATCATCCCGTACCCGTAATCCCCGAGCCTTAAAGCCAGCAGGAAGATTAGAAAGAGTACCAGCATCAATAAGCTGGCGAAGAGCCGCCGTGGCCGTTCGGGATAATCCCCCGATGGTGTGGATAAGCCCAAGACCATAAAACCCAAATCCGGGTAAAAATTTGTAGTGGACAAAATATTGAATCTTTTGTTTTTTGTCGTCGTCTTGATCGTAGTTACGCCGTACCGAAAGAACTTGTCCGGTGTCTTCACTAATCGTAACGACGTAAGGTATTTTAATTCCGGTGGTTTCACCGTCTTCACCTATTTCTTCAAATCCGGGTAAATCTAAATTTACGTGGCACTCTAATAAAGTGCAGTCATAGTCTAAATTAGACGGTTCAAGCCCGCTTAATTTATTCATCTCATCACGAACTTCGTCGTCAGAACCCTGAGAAGAATGCACAGGAATGTCGCTGTAAAACCCCATGATTTGGCGCTTACGCAAATCATTCATAGAAATCTTGACTACTTGCGTAATGTTTTCACAAGAATCAAGATCGGTAGCACCGTAAGGCACAACTATATCTTGAGCGGGCACAAATTTACTGACGGCACGGTCTATGGCCTCATCGTAATAAACTTTTTTAAAAGTAGATCCGGCTAAAGGCAAGTAAAACAACATTTGGTCAAACTCAGGCGTGTATTCTTCCATCACATTAGTGATGTAGTAATTCATAAATTCTTTAACACGGTACGCTTGAGCTTCGCCTTTTTTTGTTTTTTCTCCAACAAGAGTGGTGCGAACAGGTCCGCTTGGCGGCAAAAGTTCATTAAACGC